TATACCCACATAACCCACATGCCAAATTTATTATAGGCACTTCCTCTTTTGAAATCTGTAACTGGTGGACAGTTGTAATTCAATATGTCGCTAGACATATACTCATTAGGATCAATTTGTTTCATCGTATGTCTTGGAAATGATAATGGAATCCAAAGGTTTCAATACCGTCATGCTCTGGACAGTGTACTTCCTTTGAAAAATGTGCCGCCACCTGGACGGGAGCATACACACATCCCTGTTCCGTAAAGATGTGTCTGTTGTGGCAGCATATGTTCCCATCCTCATTATATAGTCCAGCATTCTGATGCTTATAGAAGTCTCCTTTGTTTACTTCCCAAGGGACGGTGACTTTGCTTGGGACATCGAGTAACTTTTTGGAGCGTAAGGAAAATCCCCCATTGCCAACTCGTTGGTTCTTACCCCACGGGTCGAGGTATGCTGTTGGGTCGTCTCTCCACGGTGCTCCGATGTAGTCATACTGTAACCACGAACTATCCCAAAGGTGAGGTCGAATAACATAACCGTCAGGATGGATAAGAAGGCAGTGCGAGGACTTCTTCATAGACAACCTGATCACATAACCCTTCAGGTTTTTTGCTACCTAAGAACTTAGCAGCACCCCATTCAATAGCTTCACAAGATTTATTTATTGCATAGACTGCATCTGGTAGGTCAAGGTCTGCTAGTATAAGCAGAGTAACTTCAGGTATTTTTAGCACTAGTTACTGCCCTATTGAATATAGGATATAAGTCTAACAGATTCTGATCTAAATTTCTAGCCCTGATAAACAAATCATCATGTTCTGCAAGCATAGTCTTATTCACATCAGCATAATCATCTACCCATAGTATAGGATAATCTTTATAACACTCCTGAAGATATGGATTCTTCTTCATGATAGGTACTCTCTTCAGACATAGTACTTCCCAATTTCTATGACAGTCAACTGCATTACCTTCAGGACATATCATAAACTTATGCAATTGTATCTGTCTACAATACTCAGGGTAATCTACCCGTGGACTTATGGTAGCAAAAGATTTATCTGCAAACATCTCTCGTATATTACCACGTTCACTTAGGTTAGTATGTTCTGCATGGTTGATGTATAATAACTTAGTTGGCTTTGGATCTTGTTGTAAAGCATTCTTCATTACATCAAGTCTATTATCACTTGGATATAATTTTCTTTGTAATCCATATGGAAGAGGGTGTAACTTACCACCAAAACCAATAGCATTTGCTGCGTAGATTGCTAAAACATTAGGAGGTATATGACTATGAACATCCTCAGTGATAGGAGTGTCTTCATTACTACAGAAGATAATAAACTTAGTCTGTTTGAGTAAAGATATCTCAGCAAGTAAATGAAGTAGATTATCTCTATCCATCATATGATTTACTCTCTCCTGATCATGAGGAGTACCACACTCTATCGGTCTCTTATACAATCTAATATTATCTACAAACAGAGTCATAAACCCATGACCATTTACTGCCTTTAGAAAATGTGTATTACCTTCATTCACATCTTCCATGAAGGCATCACTTACACCACCTAGACATCCTGCTTGGTCTCCAAAATCATAGTCACATAGACTTTGTATTGCTGGTCCATTAAGTAGGTTCATAGTTTATATTCAATGAGAATCTAACATTTTTTGTAGGAGATGAACTAGAATGCTTCCACTTACCATCAAAGACAATCATCTTACCTCTCTCTACTGGTTCTTTATGGATAACATTCAGGTCATCATCGAAGAAGAACGTATCACCATCAGAATCATTGGGATAATATAACCCTACAATATGAGGATTCTTATTATCTACATGAGGATTATGAGGAATGCCTGTACGATGTGGTTTAGGATACTGGAGTGTATTATGAGCACGGATCATCTTATTATTAGGTAACCCTATGTACTGACCAATCTCATTCCATGGCATCTTAGTAAAGCATGGACCTATTTTACCATGCTCCAAAAAGGTATGAGAAAAATAAGGATTCATCTCCTTCCTTAGAGGATGATCCTGATTACCATAGGCACAATCTTTAAAGAAATACCATGGCAATTCATAAGTCAATTCTTCTATGTAATCTACTATCCCCTCAGGGAAGTCATGTCTAGTAACTGAGAATGAATTGTCTTTGCTCATCAGAATTTGTCCACTGTCCTGGTTTCAAATAGTCTTTCAATTCCATAACATGTACCTTGACATCAGTACCTACAAGCATATGATAATTCAAATGCTCTGATATGGATACGTCAGAACAATAGAAGTTCTCTATATTCTGACTGCATAATGCAGCAGCAACAGCAAAAGTTCCTACACCAGAACTAGCTAAATTTTTTGCTGCTAACATTGTAGCAAAATCTTCCTGAACTGTCAAAGACTGAACAGTGACCTTACTATGTTTCTTAAGTTCTTGAACCACTGGATTATACTCGTCATCTTCCGTGACCACCAAAGCGGTAGAGAAGGAGTCAATGAGTTGCATATAAAAACTAAGAGGATTAGGGACATACTGATCAGGGTTAGCCACCCCTTTGTCAAATACATCTCCACTCCTAATATGAATAACGATGCAGTCAGAAGGTACATCGACTGTCGGTACTCGTAGATGAGGGAAAACAAATTCCTTACAAACTTGGGATATAGAACGTGTAACAAACCCCGAAGAAAGGGTGACCTCACGGTATGGTCCTTCCCAGTAGAAGAATTTGGATACCTCTTCTTCACTGCTAGATCCAAACGTTTCTTCGTATTTTTCGATAATGTCATGATCAAGTTCCTGTTTGAATGTGCTACCACATTGCTGTGCTACCATAGTACCCACAGCACATTGCTGAATGTTATTTCCTAACCTGCCATACCAATGAGACAGTCTCATTTATGACAGTTACCGTAAGCAAGATACTTCTTACCAGTAATGTCTGCATCAATCATATCATCCTTATACATCTCCTTAGCAATCTGAGTCATGATCCAATTATAAGTTTTTCTCATCCCTTCTTCAAGTGTTTGTTTGTAATCCCAACCAAGTTTCTCACGAATGAGATCGTTGTTTGAGTTACGTCCACGTACACCTAAAGGACCATCTATATGTTTCTTTACTATAGTTTTATCAGCAACCTTAGCAGCAGTGTCAACTAACTGATCTATAGTTACCATTTCTTCTGATCCGATGTTAATAGGTCCAATAAAGTCGGAGTCAACAAGCCTTCTCGTAGCTTCAATACACTCATCGATGTATAAGAAGGAACGGGTCTGTTTCCCATCTCCCCAGATCTCAACTTCACCTCCATCTCTATCTGCGTAAGCGACTTTCCTTGCAATTGCTGCAGGAGCTTTTTCTCTTCCTCCGTACCAAGTTCCTTCTGGTCCGAAGATGTTGTGGTAGCGAGCAATCCTAACAGGGATACCATGGTTACGATTATAAGAGAGATATAACCTCTCACTAAAAAGTTTTTCCCATCCATACTCGGAATCAGGTGCAGCAGGGTAAGCGGATTCTTCACGACAATCGGGGTTGTTAGGGTCTAGTTGGTTGTGTTCTGGATACATACATGCTGATCCAGAATAGAATATCTTAGTCTGTAATGGTAAGTGTGGTCTATTACACTCAGTCCACTCTTTAGTTATACCATCAAAAGTTTCATTCAACTTACGTTGTTCTTCTAAAACATTCAGATTAATCTGAACGGAGTTATGCATGATGTAAGCATCATGTTCACCTGTAAATATATAACCAGCACCACCCATGTCAGCAGCAAACTGATAGATCTCATGGAAAGGAAGTATGTATCTATATGGAACAGACTCATAAAAGTTTCCTTGCTCTCCTTTATATTCTAATACTTTACGAACAAAATCTGCATTACGTAAATCTCCCTGAACAAATTCATCTGCTTTAGTCTCAGAAAACTCAGGATATTTAAGGTCAACAGCACGTACCCAGTAACCCTCCTTCTTGAGTCGAGTGACCATTGCATTGCCGATGAATCCTCCACCACCTAATACTAATGCTGTCTTCATTTCTGTTCCTTTAGATAATCTTTTACTATGTCATCTATGTAGTCTAGCATATCCATCGTTATAACGGGAGAACATCCTAAGAAAAATACATTATCCAACACCTTTGATGCATTGGGATAGTTAGATGCAGGTTCTATATCTTTATATGCAGGGTGCATAAGAATATTACCAGCAAAATAGTTTCTAGTTTGGACTCCATGTTCCTCTAGGTATTTTACGAGGTGGTGTTTACCGTCATCATAGATAATAGGAACGCCAAACCATGATGTCTCTGCATGAGATTTTTCTTTGACAACCCTGCAACCAGGGATCTGACTGAAGACTTGAGTAAGAGCATCTTTATTCAGACGACGGACGTGATGTATCTCTGTCTGCTTCTCCAGTTGTACCAAACCAATAGACCCTTGCAAGTCAGCAGGTTTGAGATTGTATCCTTGGACTCCAAAGACATACTTATGATCGACATCCTTGTCATACCCTTCCAACCATCTATCAAATCTCTGTCCACAGACACCGTTGGGCAGCTTATTTTGGGCTCCTACACAGTAGCAACCACGACCCCACCAGGCATAAGATCTAGCGATCTGAACCACCTCTTCGATGTCAGAGGAGACCATTCCTCCTTCAATAGTACAGATATGATGCGCTGGATAAAAAGAACACGACGCTGCGACGGCATGTTTGGTAAGAAACTCATCTCTCCATTTGCTTCCGAGGGAATCACAGTTGTCAGCGATGTACTTTATCCCACGGTCATCAATAATGTCGAGGAACTTATCAAGGTCGTAGGGATTGCCGAGAACGGGTGATGAAAAAGCAGCAACAGTTCTATCAGTTATCTTAGATGCTAACTGATCTAAGTCCCAGTTCAAATCATCATAATCTATATCAACAAAGACTGGTTTCAATCCGTTTTGTATAATAGGATTGATAGTAGTAGGAAAACCACAAGCACATACTAATATCTCATCACCATCTTTCCAACCATAATACTTCTTCAATGCAGCAATCATCACCAAGTTGGCAGATGATCCACTGTTCACCATGACAGAATGTTTGAAGTCAAAGAACTTAGAGAATCTACGTTCAAACTTATTGACATTCTCACCAGCAGGTAGCCACTTACCAGTAAGTAATGTCTGCATTGCAGCAACTACTTCTCTACTGTCCCAATAAGGACCAGAGTATAGTATCTGAGCACCAGGATGCCAATTCTTATTGGGAAGATATGGAAACAAATCATATCCATTCTGTTCAAGATTGAATATGAAATGATCTAGTTGTTCATTCAGGCTATACATAAATCTTTGACTAAAAATTCATTAGTAATGTGTTGTGTAAATCCTAGCAATGTAAGTTTGCTAGTATCCATCCAGAAGTTCTGTGTCTGAACATTCTTATGGAACTCTGGTGGTTCCATGTTTAGTAGTTCACCTTTTGATCTAGTGAACGTCTTTGCTAATGTCATAATCTCACTAACACTAGTAGGTTTACCAGACCCAATGTTATATGTGGTGTTATAAAGTCCAGCATCTATGACAAGTTTTATAGCACGACAAACATCATCTACATGCATAATGTCACGACAGTGTGATCCGTTATCATACATCTTGACATCTCTGTCTGCCTTCAACTCATTGATCATCCACTGTATAGCATTCTTCTTACGATTTGCTTTCCTATCACCTGGTCCCATGACATTACATAGTCTTAGGATCCTATATTTCATGCCAGTGGTTTGAGCAAAAGACTTGATAAGATTCTCAGCACAAAGTTTTGTGATCGAATAGAATCCTTGTGGATCGCAGTGAGCGTCTTCTCTTGCTGGAAGGGTTCCTTTTCCATAGACAAACCAACTGGAAAGGAAGTTAAAGGTAATGTCTTCTGACCTGCAATGGTCAAGAACCTCGCAAAGGACATGTAAATTAGTGTCAACGTCTAGTGTTATTTTATCATGGACATTGTAATTGTCCACAGTTGATATAGTATAAAGGATATCCTTACTCTTAGGTTCACGATCATCCTTGTTTACTATCTCAACCTCAGGTTCATACATGTGATAGAAATTTCTACCAATAAAACCTGGTCCATAAAGTGAAATCATGTTAGTCTCTCAAGATACCATGCTACAGTTGCACGTAAACCCAATTCAAATTCAGTGAATGGTGTCCACGTAGTCCATTGACTTATCTTACTATTATCCATAGCATACCTCTTATCAATACCAGGTCTGCCTTCATTGATACCAATCAAAGTGTATGGTTTATCCAGCATATCAAGTATCATCTTAGTCACATCTATATTTCTCATCTCACAATCACCACCTATATTGAACTGCTCATTTATAATACCTTGCCATTCTAGTTCCCAGATAGCAGCACAGTGATCAAACACATAGATCCAATCTCTTATCTGATTACCACCACCATGCATAAAAGTAACTTCATCTTTCAATGCATTACTTACTACTAATGGTATAAGTTTCTCAGGATGCTGATGAATACCATAGTTATTACTACAGTTAGTCAGTAGATAAGGTAACCCATAAGTGGTATGCCATGCTGTAACAAAATGATCTGATGCTGCTTTACTTGCTGAGTATGGATTCCTAGGATGATACTTAGTTGATTCTGTAAAGATATATGGGTCATCATACTCTAAAGAACCATACACTTCATCAGTAGATATGTGATGGAACTTATCTATCTCATGCTTCAAACTAGCATTCAATAGGTTGATAGTACCTATAATATTAGATTCTAAGAATGGTCTATAGTTCTTTATAGAATTATCTACATGACTTTCAGCAGCAAAGTGCCAAACCTTTTCTGGTTTATACTTGTCAAAGATATAGTTAACATTATTCTCATCTGAAAGATCACACCACTCAAAGATGAATTGATCATTCTCTGGTATGAACTGACGATCAGAAGCATAAGATAAATTATCTAATACAATAATCTGTTCTTCTATTTCAGTTTGATCTTTCAGATAATGTAGGAAATTACTACCTATAAATCCTGCTCCACCTGTGACAACGTAAGTCATTCCGTTCCATACTCATTGAGTGTAGCGTATATATTATTTGGTTCGACCCTTCCATAGTCATCTTCCAGTCTTATAATATCATCTTCCTTACATGTACCACGTTGTACTTCAATAATAAGTACACCATCAGGACCACCTGATAGGCGATGTGTTTGTTCTATACCTATGTCAAAGGTATCACCTGGTTTACATGCTCTCTCAAGAGTGCCTTGTGTCACAACACCAGTACCTTTCACAACAGTCCAATGCTCTGCACGTAGATTGTGATACTGTAACGATAGTCTTTGATTAGGATCTACCCAAATCTTTTTGACTGCATAGTTGTCACCTCTACAGATGCACTTGTACCATCCCCAAGGACGTTCACGTTTGAAAGTCATACCATCACTCCTGCATTCAAAAGATCATACTCCAATTCATCTAGTATTATATTATAATCTTTATCCTTGTCATCGTAAAGGTATATGTCTCGTCCTTTGTAATAACTATAAATCTGTTTGTATAACTCTGGATAGTCATACTCCAAATCTGCTTTACCTTCAACCGCTGAAATAAGTTCTCTCGTATTTAACTTGAACTTAGAATAAAACGGACCCCTAGTCATCGTTTATAAATGGTTTACTCAAATATTATAACTCTATCTATGCTAGAAGTCAAGATCAACGAATTTCAAAGTCAAGTTTTCTTACTCTTCTACGCTTTCTTGATTCTTGAAACTCCAAGTCCTCTGAAGATAGTATATTCTTATCAGTAACAGGATATATTACTGTACTACATTTCTTACACGTCTGAATTTTCCCAGTAGATTCCATAACGAACCCACACTTCTTACACCTCATTTTTCATTCCCCAAAATTGAATTGCTCTTCTCGAATACTTTGCTGTAGAAGATACTTGAGTTACACTATGCTCCTCAGCTTCATTATTTATTACAAGAGTTCCTGGTTTAGGACATAGACCATGCATATCTCCAGTATTCTTATCGATCCAAAGGTATAAACCACCCCATTCTTTTTTCCATTCATTCAGATATAAAGTAGCACCAAAAATATAATCCTCATCTCCATGCCAGTTTACTCCTGAGTTCTTCAACCAGTAATGATAATTCATACGGATTTTATCCTTATGAATCTTAGGTAAATGATTTGTAACAGCAGTCCTTGCTTTAGCAGCAACTATATTTGATGGAGGAGCTGCTAAACAAGTACTATGATATCCATCATACAGATATGGATGCCAATTAGCAGTACTAAAAGTCCATATCTGTTTCTTTACATACTGATCTATCTCTGCATTACATAAAGATAATATATGATCAGATACTGCATTAGGTATGACTAGCATTTACTTCAGCCCAATCCCTATCAAATAATTCTAATCCTTTATCAGTAAGGATATGATTATACATCTTATTAAATACTGCTGGTGGTATGGTACAAATGTTAGCACCGTATTCAAATGCTCTACCAACATCTCTCACATTTCTAATAGATGCTGCTAGAATCTCAGTCCTAGCACCCCAATTTTGCTTTGCATAAACGTTAGCAATATCTTTTACAAGACATAATCCACCAAAGGAGTTGTCATCTACCCTACCTACAAATGGTGACACGTATGCAGCACCTGCCTTAGCAGCAAGAATTGCTTGTACTTGTGAGAAGATAAGAGTTACATTTACCTTTATCATTTCTCTACTTAACTCACGACAAGCAAACAAACCTTCAGGTGTACATGGTACTTTGATTGTTGCACACTTACCAAATATTTTAGCAAGTCTTCTACCTTCCACAACCATTTCAGTTCCATCACCAACAACTTCCATGCTGATGTCATTCAAACCAATATCCCTAAGTTCAGTGTAAACCTCTACTGGATCTCTACCACTCTTCATAATAAGAGTTGGATTTGTTGTGACACCATCAATCAATCCAGTTAGAAACCCATCATGGATCAACTTTGTATCTGCGGTATCAAGAAAAATTTTCATGTTCGAAAAAGTTGAGGTTTAGTACACATTTTACCTTATTATCTAGCTGACTGACACCTCTATGCTTGATATTTGATGGAAACTTGACAAATCTATTAGCAATACAATCAACTTTAGTTCCATCCTCAAACTCAGTATACCCATCACAAGTATTCATATAATATATTGCCGTTGTCATATTAGAAGTCGGTTTACCGTCAACATGCACATCATAATGCCAATCACTAAGAAATCTTTTAGATTTTCTTGGTTCTAGATTTGCTTTGATTCTATGTAATGCAAGGAACCTCATCTTACTCAGTAAAGGAATAAGAATATCAATCTGAGGTGATACAACATGCCTTGGAGAACCAGTGACAGAGTGGAAAGTATAGAAGAGGTGAGTGAATTGGTAATCATCCAAATCATCTCCAGTAAGTTTGACTTTATGTTGGTTGTACTTCCATTCTAATAATCCATTAGTCAACACCACATCTAGTATTTTCTTATGTTCCTCTGGTTTAAGGAAGTTATCAGTAATTTTGATCACACTAAAAATTTACCAGCTAGGTATAAATAAGGCTAGCATATAATGACATAAAAAACAATGAAGAGATTACTCTTTGTCTTATCATTATTATCTTTGGGTGCTACTGTTCCAGTTAGGGCAGATATAACTCACCGTATGACATCTTCGACTCAGTTGCAGGTGAATGCTGCAGCGACACAGGTTTCTAGAATAGGAAGTACATATTCTGCTTCTGGATCTGGCGTAACTATGGACGTTGGTGGTGGTAACTCTGCTGACGGAGTGGTTGGTGGTCTTGGTACATTGACTGACGGTGTAGGACAAGGTTCTATCGCTACAGCCACACAGACAAGTGCTGGTGGGGCCTATAATTTCTCACAATCATTTATTGAAGGTGATGCTATTGTAACTACTGCACCAGCTTTGGGTGCTATTAGTGCATACTCTAACCAAACTTCAACTGCTGTTGGTAGTGGAACTGGTACAGGTACTGTAACTTCAGGACATACATTGACTGCTGTTGGTGGTGGAACAGGTACTGTTACCACTGGACAATTCGTTACTGAATTACAAATCAACTAAGTAAGATGAGGAGGGTTTTATTACTACTTCTCCTAGGTACTGGGACTGCAGCGAATGCTGTCCCAGTGGTCCCTAATTTTACCCAGGGCTCAATGACCAGCCATACGGAAACTACGTCTACCGTTACAGAGACGATTAATAGTATGGATTATGCAACAGGCTGGACGTATTCTGTGTCTGGTACTGGGGTAGAGTTGGAAGCAGGGTCAACAAATGTTGCTCCTGATGTTACTACAACTCATAATAATACCAACAATGGTGTGACAACAACATGGACAGGATTAGATCTTTCATCACAGAACAAACCAAACTTCGTACAAAGCACTCCAGGAGCAGCTTTTCAATTCACCGAACATTATTCTGGACCAGGGCTTCAGACGCACACAGTAATCCAGAGAGAAAGTACCGTAACAAGCGTCACCGACACAACAAGTATATTTCAGCAATAATAGCGAGTCTTACTATAATTCCATCAGGTTTACCAGTACTAGC